ATGTAGCCGTTGAAATCAGTCACGGATCTAACACCAATGCGATGACTATTTGTTGAATTTATCCAAGTGTCGTAATATTGTGACGGATATGTAGATGTTCCAAACTCAGTTACTTGGGACCCATTGATATAAAGTTTAATTTGAGAGGTTGGTTGGGTTGTGTCAACAGCAACAATAATATGATACCAAGCAGATGTATCACGAAAAAATTGAGTAGTAATTAAACGGTAGCTAAGTGCTTGATTATTTTCAGATGCAATCTCTAAATTATCTCCATTACCTGAAGAAGAAGAAAAAGATATTGTTTCTAGATTATCGTTATTGGCACCAAAAGAAGTTCCGGCAGAGAATATGCCATTATTTACGGAAGTTGTTGTCCGATTAACCCAACCACTCCAAGTCCAAGTATTACGATCACCTTCTGTAGTAGGACTCCTACTCAAATAACTACCCCCATCAAACCGTAATGACTGGTCAACCGAATAAGTGTAGAAGCCAGAAGATGCAACTGTAATGGTGTAAACACGATTATCAGTTTTTACATTACCAGTTTCGGCAGAAGTAGCAGTTGCCACAACTGTGAAATTATAATCAGCAGGTGTAACAGCACTCAAATCAGCTGTTCCGGAAATTGCTCCGGTTGATGAATTAATTGCCAAATTAGCAAGTTCGGTTGCTACATTGGTAAGAGAATATGTAATAGTATCATCAGGGTCAACTGGATTGGCATCAAGAGTTGTAGTTGTAAGAGTTGAATAATCTTGGCTTGCTGCTGTATTTAATGATCCAACTGATCCAGATGCTTGATTAAATGTTGGAGTTGGAGCATATTCAAATGTGTCAGCAAGAGTATCTTCTTTAGAATATCCACTTACTGGATTTGTAACTTTCAAGTCAAATCTTTCATCACCTGAAACTTGTCCTACTGTTTCAATTGCAGTTGCCATGGCAACAGTTGTTTGGAATCTGATTTGCGTATCCGAATCAAAAGTCACAGATGATGCCACATATGGTGTGCTGTCGGGTGCCAACAAAGTAACAGTTGGAGCATCTTTAAATCCTGTTCCTGTTACTGTGATTTCTGTTCCAGATTGTGAAATATAATCTTGGTCAACACTGGTAACAGTTGGAGCAGAAACATTACCTTCCAAGGTAATTACAAAATCTCTTGTATCTGTTTTTGTATCACTTGTTTCAGCTGATGTTGCAGTAGCAGTAACCGTAAATGTATAACCAGTAGAAGTATCATCGGCAGGAAATCCATTTGTTGGAATTCCACCTTCCAATGCACCTGTAGTTGAATTAATTGTCAATCCAGTAAGTTCTGTTGGAAGTGTAGTAATTGCATAGGTAATTGTGTCATCAGGATCAAGAGAAACGGCAGAAATGGTCACACCAAGATCAGCAAATGCATCAGCATTTGGATCATTTGTTGTAGCTTTTACAAGTCCGAGAGGACTTGCATTTGAAGTCTGGAATGTTGGAGTTGGAGCATATTCAAGAGCATCAGAATTAATAACAAATGAACCATTAGAATTGATAATTTTGACATCAAATGGATCTTCTCCAGGTGTTTGACCAGAAGTAATAACACCAGCAGGAATATCAAAAGTTATTTGATTTGAACTTACATAAACCACATTATCTGCTGTGTATTCTGTTGAACCAATTGTATCAATAAGAACAACACTTACACCTTCCATGAATCCAGTACCATTTACTGTAATAGTATCTCCAGCAGTCTGGAACCATGCTTCACTAGCAGAATTCAATATACCACCAACATTAATTGTTGGAGTTGATGGAAGAAGTGCTTTTACAGTGTTTTCATTTGCAGCATCGGTTACAACCCAACCTTGTGTTGAATCTACATAAACCAGCTGTGCACCACCTCTACTGGCACCAATATCTTTGTAATCAGTAGAACCATTAATTTTTGAACCATTTGGATTAATCTGAATGCGATTAGTATAGAAACCATTTGCATCAGTTCCTGTTCTGCTATTTGTTCCAGCATAGTCAACAAGTGAAACATAATCACCTGCCGAAGGAGAAGCAGGAAGTGTTACTGTTACCACTCCCAAAGTTGTATCTACAAAATATCCATTGGAAGAAACAGCAGTAAAACTTGAAGTTTTTACAGGATTTGTCCAATTAGTTCCGCCCACACCTTGTGGTAGGGTAACATCAAATGAAGAAAGATTTAGTGGATTTGCAAGTTTTGCAGCTGTAATTCCACCATCCGCAATGGCAGTAAGTTTAATTCTTGTTAATGGCATTCTCTTTGTTTCCCTTCAGTAATTTTTGTAGGTCGGCAGTACTTCCAACATATAATGCGTTTGTAACACTTCTTGGTCCAGTATTTGATTCTGATTTTACACTTTTCATTTTTTCTTGTAGAACCATCAATTTGTCTGTTACATCAGCAACATTTTTAATCAGATTTCCTGCAACTTCATATGCTCTTGGTTGGTCGGATTCTCTTGCAATATTTAGTATTCCTTCAATTGCATCCTGTCCACGTTCTACCAATGTATAAAGATTCTCTCTTTGATATTTATAATCATTATTTATGTCTTCTTCATTTATTTTTGTTTTGGGAACAGATGGTGGAGTAACAACAGCTGTTGCAGTCTCCACAACATCAGCAATTCCAAGAACTTCATCAAGAGTATCCAGTGTTTTATTCATCTTGACCTGTTGTTGGATTGTAGGTTTTTGCATCCTCAAAATACGATGTTGTTTCGTTAAATCCAAAATCATCATCAAACGATGCGGTAACCGGATCAGGTGTAGCAGAATATCTTTGTTCTCTGGCCACAGCAACATCTGGTGTATTTGTGTATTGATCCACCTGAACTGCTTTGATAACTTTCTGAGAACTTACTGGTCCATACAAGAAAAACTTGACATTAAAGTTTAATGTGTATATAATTGCTCGTCTGGCAGTAAATTCGCCTTCATAATTGTCTTCATAACTAATGCTGTTCAGCACAATTGGAACATCACGAATAATATCAAGTTCTGGTCTTTCTCTTAGTGTGACAGTATATTCTGGTTGAAAGAAAGGCAAGATTTGTTCCACAATCTGTAGTGCATCATCAGAATTTTTTGCCATCACATACAATTCAAATGCCAAGTTATAAGGAACAGGCATGTATGAAGATGCTAATGCTGAATTAGTATCTGCCTTCTTTTTTACCTTAATGGCACGATTCAGTTTTCTTGTAGAATCATATTCTAGTGTTTGAATTTCAAATCCGATTCTAGGAAGTGTGATTGCAACAGCCTTTGTCTGATTAGCATTTTGGGATAAAAGTGTAAGCCATTTTTGTTTTGGTCCATATGCCAATGGAACTTTCATCTTTTGTGCAATTTGACCTGCTGAATTTGTCCGTGTCAAAAATATGTTGTTAAAAAGCGAACCAAATGCTACAACAATATCTTTGGTTGTAGCATGATAAAAATGATCTCCAATCATGTTATGTCTCCAAATGGATTACTTTCACTAAAATCTAGAACGGTGTTATTGAATGTGTCAAAAATATCATTCTGTGCTTTAGTATCTTTTGTTTCAATAGTATAATCTTCATTCAACAAATAATTTGTTCCTTCACCTTCTTGTAGAACTGATCCTGTACCATCTTCTAGTGTTAATTGATAACTTAAAACATCAAGTGAATAAGTTGTTTCAATATTGTCAATTTCAACAATTCCCGTATCAATTTGTTCTGAACTATAATCAAATGATCGGCACTTTAGTTTATAAACAGGAAGATTTTGAACCTGATAGAATGGATCATCATGATCAACAAATGATATTTCAAAAAGATGTTTTGTTCGTGGAAAATAAACTAGGTCTCCTTCATTTGGTCTTGTACTCACAATCAAATTCTGATCAATTGAAATTAATTGTTCCCAACGTCTTCTGGCTACAACAAAAGTGACTTCATTCTGAATGTCAAGTCCAAACTTGGTCATCAATTCTTTTTCACCATCATATCCTTCAATATTCTCTACATACATTTCAATTAAATATGCATCATTAAATTCGGAAAGAGGATCTTCTCCAAGAATAGTATCTTCATTCACCAGTGTTCTTGGAAGATAAAAAACTTCCTGACCAAATGCTCGAAGCTGTTCAATAATCAGGTCTTCATACAGTCTTTGTTCTGGTATTGTTCCTGTGTCAAAATAAACCGAAGTTGGCATTCTTTATCCTATCATGATTTCAGGTGGAAGTTCGTAAGCCAACTGAATCTGTTCTTCTAGTTTTAATAACTCTTCCTGTGCTTGTTGATAAATTGTTTCACCATTCATGGTCACACCGCCCAACATCTGAACACCATTGAACTTGATCAGATTGCTACCCCATTGCATTTTGATTAGTTGCGTGGCATATCTTTTTAGATACATGTCATTCCAAATATCTGGAAATGTAGCTGGATCAAGTTTACGAATTGCTTCAATCACAATATATTCACCGTCCACAACATCATTTTGCCAATCCATGTCAATGTACAGGCGATTCTGATGCTGATTGTGTCGAATCGGTTTTTGACCAATTAAAATACTATCCAGCAAGTCAAGATGCTGCATAGTCATGTCATAATGAATGATGGAAGTTGATGAGAAATCATATAAGTCATTCAATCTTAGCTGATACCGAACATCAAACATGTTGATGTTGCCTTTGTCGCTAAAATTAAATACTTTGATGACTGAAAGAATGGAATCTGGAACAGGAATGTAATTTTTTTGTTCTTTCCAAGCAGCAGTAGTTGTACCATCTACATCAGTAACTGTTGCAAGCGTATTGTCGGATCTTGCTCGATCAATATCTGCTTGAGAAACTTGATATTTTAGATAAACTCTTTCGGCACCATCATAATGATACTGAGCAAAATATTGAAGTGCTTGGTCTATTCTGTCTTCAACTTGGTCAGGATCAACATTTATTTCAATAACAGGATGTCCAAGTGCTCGGAGACAATATTTTCTAAATTCTTCTCTTGTGGATGGAACAGGCATAACAACTTTCTTGAAAAAATAAAGTGTTTACCTTTATTTATAAGAATAGTTATGTTACAATTGCTAGTTTAATAAGTTCTAGATTATCGCTCATTGTGGTTCCTCTGGCCAAACTATGTTAGTAAGTTGTCCATTCTCATCAAGTTGTGGGTCTGCTGTTTCTGGTAAATCTCTTAGTGCTTGACGATAGTCTAGCCATGCTTGTTTGTCTGGATTTGGATAATCAACAGTTGCTCTCCAATCTGTTTGTTGGATTAAGCGGTTGCGTTGCATTCTTAGTAGACGCATTGGTTCGGCTGCTTGGAGTTCTGCGATTTTTGCTTCAATTTGTTGCCAAGTAACTTCAAAATCATTTGGATCATGGCTTACGATAGCATGTTTATTTTGATCTTTACCGATTATCTTTTTAAACATTCTTAAAAATTCAGTTTCGTTAGCTGGATTGCCATATAAAACAAAATCTTTAATACCTAAATCTCTAATAGCTAATCCGGCATCAATTCTCATTGTTTCACCTCCATAGCTACAATGTATGCTTCTCCTGCTAATACATAATTATAATTAAAATAAAAGTTATTTGTAGCATTATCATCAATGTAAAACCAGACAGTATAAGTACATTCAACACTATCTGTATTTGGCAAATCAAAAGAGGAGTATGCTACAAAAGTAGTGCTATATTGATTATCTGAGTCGTAAGTCGCATGAATACTAAGGTCACTAGTTGCTGGGCCAGTTCTAACCACTTTAGTTCCAACATGATCTGGTTGTGCTATAGTTACACCGGCTGTGTAACTAACATATATTAGACTATCTGCATACTTTGGAGTGATAGCGACACTTAATCCCATATCTGTCCAAGTATCATTAGTTGTTGTTTGAACCTCAGTTGTTGAAATTCCCCTTTTGACTTGGACTACATGCCCAGCAGGAAACACAACACCACTATCCAAAGTAGCATTCTGTAAAGTCACTGTTCCAGCACCCTCTACACCACTGTGACTTGCGATTATGTTTCCGCCTAGTTCAATAGTTTTTGCCTTGACTGAACGATTTACCGTGTCTACTATTTCAGTATTACCATCTTTGCTATAAATTTTATCAAGATATACTGTACTATTGCTCATTTATTCTTTTCTATTTTATGTGAGATCATTAGTTTACCATGAAAATTATCTGCGTATAGTGTTCCTGACATAATGTATTTATTCTCCTACTGGTTGTTGTTCAGGTTCATCTGCTGGTAGTGGTTCGTTACCTTCGGCTAACCATTGCAGGTATTCTTGATAGTCTGTGTTTGCTGGATCGAATGGAATACAAGCGTTATCAGATATACGTTGAATTGTACCCACTGCAACTTGATTTGTGAGATAATCAAAAATTTGTTTATACATTCTATAACTCCGCTGAAGATGTCCAAGAAGCGCCTACATGAGCGTCATTTGGGTTGCTTATAATAAAATTATTCAAATCTGGAGATATCCCCGAACCTGTTGTCGTATAAGCAGAAGTCCCAACAGCACCGCTAGTCCAGGATGAACTTTGACTCGTTATAATTGTTGGTGTTGCTCTTTTAGTAACCTTGTAAGTTACAGTCGTATAATACCCATTATTATATATTTTCCCAATTTCGTAATACCGCTGACACAACGCTAACTCTACCCCATAGGGCCGATGCTCGAAAGGAGTTGGAACTGTGCCTTCTTCCACCATTACTTTGTTTAAATTACTGAGTGTTCCACTAAATCGAATCCAGAGATGTTTTCCATGCTCAGGACTTTCGTTGACTGTGAATGTTCCACCATTAGCAACAGTTTGAAATGTTCCAGCACCATCCCAACCATTGTTTGCGGTTGTATCTGTTGAAAGTAAATATTCAGCAGTAATATCAGAACCTACCCAACTCACACAATATGTTCCATTGTTCACATTTAAATCTTCTATTCCCTGATACAAATAATTAGAACCATCATAATACCATCGGTCATAAGTGTAACCAGTTGCTCCAGTAATAGAAGATGCACCACGTTGATTGATAACTCTTGCTGATTTTAGATTACCATTGATGATCTTATTTCTAAAAGTATAGTTTGTGCTAGGAGCAACAGAAGAACCAAAAGTAGCAACACCATTGTTTTCACTGATTATGGTGTTACCACTGGTGTCTACCAACTTATGAGAAAGTTCAACACCTTGGCCACTATTTGCTTCTTGTATTCTGTCAACTTTTAGTATTCCTGCCATTATGGTTCCTCTGGCCAATTTACGTTTGTCAGATTACCGTTTTCATCTAGTTGTGGATCTGCGGTTGCTGGTAGATCCCTGAGTGCTTGACGATAGGTTTTCCATTGTTCTTTGTCTGCATAAGGATAATCCTCATTCATTCTCCAATCACTTTGCATCAACAAGGAATCTCTTTGCATTCTCAATTGATCCATTGCAGGAATAGGCTCTGGTGCAGGATCTGGTTCTGGTACTGGAATCTCTGTAACTACCCATTGCGTTCCATCAAAGGCACAAGTGTGGGTGCTTCTGTCAAAGTTAGGAGGTGCTATTTCGGTGGAACCTGCAGGTAGTGCAATTCTATCTGGATTCTTTGGATCTGTATAAGCAATAACTTCTAATCCATTGGATTGGTTGTAAACTGTTTTCATAATTAGTACTTTATGCAGTAGTTAATCCCAGCATTGAATGGTCTAGTTTCATCATCTGTCCGTGGTGTACCATTCGTTCCATCCGTTTTTGGATCTTTAACCCCACTTCCAGAATTACCATCATTTGCATAAGGAGGTTGACCCGTGACACCGACTAGTTCACTACTATTACTAGTGCTATACCATGCGTAATTTAGAAATGTATGATAGTGACCCTGAAATGAATCATCTTCAAAACTGCCGACACTTGGCCCTGAAAATTCACTTCCGTTTGCCATTGTGCTTGATCCGTGTGAACCAGTACCTCTTAAAAAAGCACCTCGCAAATCCGGCACTCTAAAATGAGTTGAACCTGCACCACCATTCTCATCGGTTAATGCTCCCCAAGTAGTACCAATTGCAGTATAAAGATCCCCATAATCTGTGATGGCATAAGGTGCACCATTACATACAATCCATCCTGTTGGAGCGCTACTCATTGCAAATGATGCAATCATTCCAACAAACGTAGGGCTTTCAATTAATCCAGAACTGCTAATAATCTCTGATCCACTTGAATTTTTGAGGCTGTGAGAAAGAGTTATTCCACTACCTTGTGTTTTTTCTGATAACTGGTCTACTTTTATTATGCTTGCCATATTATACTATCGTTAAATTGCCATTTACAGTAACTACACTATTTATTGTGAGAGGTCCAACCATCATTGCGTTTTCATCAGCATCAATAGTAACATCATTATTCAAACTGCTAGGATTGGCAACACCAAGATGATGTGCTTTGTCTCCTCTTGTAAAATGACTATCACTTCTAAATCCAGGAGCAACAATTTCAACTGCCACAGTATCATCAAGTGTTCTTCCGGAAGCAAAGGTAACACGATTGTTTGTGTAATCTAGTGTGTAGTCAACTTCAGTCAATCGAATACCATTTAGATAAACAGTAATTCTGTCTGATGCTGAAATGTTTGTATTTAGATTGAATTGTGTCTGAGAAGCAGTAGATGTGAATGATTCACGAATCAGACTGGATCTTGCAAGATCAGTGATTTCATTGGTTCCAATCAGATCCAGCTGATCATTTAGTGCTGGTGCAGTGATAAGTGTGATGAAGGTTCCAGAAGCATCAAGTGTATAGTCTGTTGTTTCAACCAGTTTTACACCATTCTGAAAGACTGAAACAAAATTAGATGCATATTGAACACCAAAGATTGTTCTTGTTCCATCACCTATGTAGGTTCTACGATCAGAAATAGTTTCTGCGGTTGGTTGGTTTCCTATGAATGGCATAGTTTATTCAGGTCTTTCTGGCCATGTTACGTTGGTTGAGTTTCTAGTGCTGCAAGTTGCTCATCGGTTGGTTTAGGAAGTGTTGGATGATTCCACTCTCTAATGTAATCACCTCGTCCATCGGAATCGTTTTGTAAACATATGCTTCCAAAAATAGGGTCAAACTCATGGCTGTTTTTTAGTTCTGGATACAACGCAATAATTTTTTCATAAAGTGTCATTATACTGTCCTCGCCAAAAAACCTTCAAAGAAAGTAAGAGAACTGTTTGCAAAGTAATACGGATTGTTTGTTCCAACAACACTCACATACGCTTCCACATAATCCGTTGTTCCATTTAAATAAATCAGTCCGCTTGTTCTTGCCCAATCAATAATATTTGACCCTGCACTTTTTTCTGAGTATCGCTGTCCAAAATTGTTTTTGTATATACTAACAACTCCTCCACCAAATCCACCATCTGCCGCAGAAGCTACTCCTGCCTCAATATGATAATATCCAGCAACATTTGGCGTAAACCTATAAGTTTGTGTGTCGTAGCAAGAATTAGTATCTATCGTTTCAACATTCATCATTATTTTTGTCCAAGTGTTAGAACTTACACTTGTGTTATTTCCAGCATAAGCACTAAACACAGGAGCCTGTGTAGCAACAACTTTATCTGCCGTTAGCGTCACCACACTACCGGATTCACTCAATACTGCAGTAGTTCCATCGCTCTTTGTGATCGAATCTCCAGAGGATTTGAGTTTAATTCCATCAAGAGTACTACTACTTATTGTTCCACTATGAATCTTGTCTCCGGAGATAGCATCATCGGCAATGTTCGCAAAACTGACATTTGCACCTAGTGTTCCACTAATCAGATTTCCAGAGCTATTAATAACTTCTGTATTTCCAACCTTGTATGAACTTGCACCAACTTGTGTCAGATTGACTGCCTGTCCACCAGTAATGTTTACATCACTTCTTTCTAGTATCTGACTGCTTGGAATTCCATAGCCAATAATCTCAATTACATCATCATTTGCAAGAGTAATCGTGGAAGTTGATATTCTGACATCTGTTCCATTTGTGGCAGTATAATCAGAACTTGCCATATGAACACCACGAATCACAACAGAAACATTTCCTGGTGTGTAATTCACATAGAACGTATAATAACCAGAATTCGTGGAGGTATCTGCCTGAGAACCCAGATATTCTTGATGGTCAATTACCGATCTTGTGTTTATGTTTCTTGGTGATGCACCTAAGTATGGCATATTGGTTTATACTTCTGATTGCTCTTGTAAATGTTGTTGGTATGCTGCAATCACATCTGGTGTATGAACTGCGGCAATTACTGCTTGTACTTTAGAATCATTAGAAGTTTCTCCAGGAGCAACTACATAACGATGATAAGATTGCGAGATGACATTGCCATCTTCCAGCACTTGGATCGCTTCACGAACTTGAACGTGGTTGTACTGTCCAACGATTTCGATTTTATCTGTGATGGTTTGTTTTGTTAGTGACATAAACTCCTTTCAAATTAGGCGCTATAAATTATGGTTCCTGCACAAAAATCTATTCCATTTGTAATAGCCGCACCATTAGGTTTCAAAAGTTGGAAACTTGTTGCTGATGAAAGGTGTCGATTCATCAATACATCTGTTGCAGTGATATTATTTGCCGTAAATGCAACTAACGTTGGTACATAACTATAACCAGTATAAGCAAATGGAAGGCCTTCTAAGTATAAATTTTCAGTAGTGTTACCTGACCTTGGTGAAGTTCCACCATCACACCAAAATTGGCATATAACAATTGCGCCTATTTTAAAATAATAACCTTGTTGTGTAGTCCAGTTGGAGTTGCCACTTGATCCGTTATAAACATTTGGCGTCCAACTCCCCTCCTCATAGTCATCCAGAAGATTGCTTCCAACTGTGGTAGCATTATTAGAATCTTCTGATCCATAATTATTAAAATTTATACCAACTCCAGAACCCAAGACAATATTGTTGGTTAATGGTTTGCTTGTTGTTCCCAGTGTGAGTGGTAATCCACCAGCAGTTGTTCCATCATGTACTCTGACTTCACCTGTTGGTATTCTGTCAGAAGAAGTATCCGTAACAAGAGAGATTTCACCCTTTGCACCTGTGAAAGTGCTATGTTCTGCTTCTGAACCTCTGAGATGTTGGAGACGGTTGGCCATATAGTATTACTTGAAGAAGAATTATATACTATTATTTATAAGAAAGGAGGAAATTATGCCACGTTTCATTCTAATACAAGAGTATTCATTGAGGTAACTCAGGCCATATTACGTTGATTAGTTGACCCTGCTCATTCAGTGCTGCATCTGGCGAATTAGCCACTAAATCCCTTAGTTTCTGTCTATACAAAAGCCATTCGTCTTTTTTCGGATGATTATAATCCGCTAAACCCCAAGGTTTATCAGACTCCTCAAGTTTATTGTTTCGTAAAAAACGTAAAATGGCTAAAACTTCATTAGTCATAAAAAATCCTTATAAAATATACCAAACTCTAACAATACCATCGCTTGATGCTACAGCATTGCCTAATTTTATAGTTAGGCGTGCTTCATTTGTTGTCTGAACACCTGACCATACACCAAGTGCAATATCCGCAATATAAACAATATCATTAATCACTCCCTGCTGAGGGATAATACTCACCACTTGGTTATGTGTAATACTATTTGGTAATGTAATCTTTATGTTTTGATAATTCGTAGTTAACCCACCAACAGTAACATCTCCATAAGTAATAATTCTTCCTGTTGTGCCACTTTTCTGATATTCTCCACCACCATTTAAGTTTAGGTTCCCACTGGAATCGATGCGCATTCGTTCTGTGCCAGAAGTTTGAAAAATGTGGTCTGAAGCATTTTCGTAATGAGAAGCAAAGGCGGAACCTGTTGAATTTAATGAAGTTTCTAAAACATACGCATTCGATACATTGACAGTTAATCTTGATGTGTCAGAAATATCTAATTTAGTTGAAGGACTCGTCCCAACCCCCACATTCCCACTACTATTGACAACTAGCGCATTACTACCAACATTAGCTTCATCAGCAGTAAGCGTCACCACCCCACCGGATTCACTCAGTACATTAGTGCCAGCCGCATCGACAACAGGTAGGGAACTGTTCGCAGTGAGCGCAGGTTCTCGACTGACAATGGCAACCAGATCTCCGACAGCAGGATTTGTCGTAAAGCTAACTACTCTGGTTGATGAATTGATACTGAAATCGGAGGAACCTAGCTTGACTCCGTTTAGGTAAACATCCGTCTGAGAAACCGTAAGCGGATACGGAAAGGTGACCGTAGTTTCTCCAGAAGCTATCGTGTGTTCGTGTCTTCTTTCGGTAACCTGCACCCCGTTGGTCAGTTCTCGTCTACCCTTGATGACGATGATGTCTCCGTTGACTGCGGCATTCGCCAGAGTCACCGTACTAGCATCACTGCCCAAAGTGTAGTCTGCGGTTCCCAAGAGGACACCATTTCGCAGGATTTCCAACGTTGCGGAGTCGCTTGATGCGGTGAAACCACCTGTGTTGAAAACCGTCTGTGTACTGGTTACCGCAAACTCCTCTCGGAATTCACTGGTGTTTAGGACTGGCTGGTTGCCGATGTAACTCATTCTGTTTGTCCTTCTGGTTCATCTGCTGGTAGTGGTTCGTTTCCTTCTGCTAACCAAGCAAGATATTCTTGGTAGTCTGTATTCCCAAGATTTATTGGAATCAAAAAATTATCAGTAAGTCTCAAGATTTTATAACCCCATCCATCTTTTTTAATTTTATACATCTTAAAGTTCCGATTCTAAAAGAAATGCATCCGTATTTGAGTTGGTTGCATATCTAAACGAAGCTGGTTGCTGCCTATGCTGATTAGTTTGTCCTGAACCTATCGTAAAAAAAACTAAATTTTTGGTTGATATATGCTGTATTTGTGAAATATCCACACCAGATACTGTGCTAATAGTAAGATCTGTATAAGCAATTTCAAAGTTACTAGTACCCCATGCATTTAGCACTGGTCTTTCTCTCATTGTCGTTGGAAGAAAAATCATACCTGCAAAGTTGTCAATGGTATCTATAAAACCCAAACTAAAATTCCCACCATCGCCTGTGTTATTTACAGTATTATTACCAAACATGATTGCGTACCTCTGACACAACGCCAACTCTGTCCCAATGGGCCGATGCTCAAATGGAGTCGGAACTGTGCCTTCTTCCACTTGGACTTCGGTAATTTCAAACCATTCAGAACCAGCAGAAGCAGTGCTAACAAGATTATTAAATTGGAAACGTGGGGTTAAGTTTTGTACACCCGCAGGAACTAATCCAGTTTTTGTAATTTTTGTCCATGCCGTAGGTAAACTTGTACTTAAAATATCATTACCACATATATTTCCATCCCCCAAATCTGAAAGTGTTGTTGAATCAGTATTGCTTGTGTTGTATTGGACTCTTGAAGAAAAAGAACTACCTAAAGAAGATGCTGTAGAAGAAAATCTAATCCAAAAACTGAATGTGATTTGTTTTCCTGCTAAATCATAGCAATTTACACTTTCAATTTTTTGATCAACAGTCATCCGAGAACCATTAGCGTCTTCAGCAGTAGTGCAACTACTTGACCTAATAGCGTAACGTGATGTCATGCCAGCAACTGGACTTGAAACGGTCACACGTTCGTGAGCAGCACTTTGATAACCACTACGACACCAACGGTCTGCTGAGTAGTCTTTAGCAATACCAAAAGTTCTACTTGTATTACCTCTTTGCCATATTTCAAAATTTCCATTGATAATCCGATTACGGAAACTCGGAAAGCTACTGGCGTAGGATGCTAATTCTGCTGCGGTGGTCATGATGCGTTGATGTCAATAGCTTTTAGATCTTCTACGCTAGTTGCCGTATCACAGAGTATTGTGATGTCTCGTAGTCTTTGCTTTTCCGCAACAATGGCAGTCGTATCTTCACCAGCTTCCTGCGCTCTCATGTAGGCAACGTCTTGAGCCTCTAACAAAGGCTTGCGTTCTGCTCGTAGAGATTCTTTTTTGATTTCTTTGGCTTTTGTCAGATTGATCGTAATCACGCACCCACTCCATCGTATGAATTGGTAAAATCATAGTCCCACGCATTCCTAAATTCACGGTCTGCTGGAAGTTCAGAACTGTCAATAATTTTGTACTTGACTCCGGTCGGTACATCTTTAGCACAGATTTGCTCTAGCGTTAGCCCACAGTTTGGAGCAGGTACTAAAACAGAGATGGTTTCGTCATTGGGGAAAATTGCTAGTTTCATTTGAATCCTTTGTGGTTAGCGGAAGACTGCTGCACAGGTTGGGTTGTAATCCGTTAATGCGCCATTATTTCGATATGTATAGATGCGGAAACTACCTGTGGCTAAATTATCAACTCGTTCATGAAATAATCCTGGCCCAGCACCAGCAGTCACTTGAACGGAATAGTTTGCATCTTGCATAGCAGTTGTAAAATTAACCACTAAATTGCCTGTTGCATCTGTAACACTGGAAACATTAAAACTAGCGTTAATGCTGTTAGTGGAAGAATTGTAATTTACCCATGCCCTACAAGCACAAATCCCAGGATTTCCACTTGCATTCAATGCTGCTTTTACTCCAGGATGATTAGCAGACATGGTAACCGTAGTTGCCAATGCAGAACTGCTTATCGTTCCACCATCTATTTTATTGCCGCTAATCCCATCATCGTTAGCGTAGTCTGCTATTGTTCTCGCATTACTCATAAGCTAGGCCACGTTACGTTGGTTAGATTGCCTTGTTCGTCTAGTTGTGGATCTGCTGTTTCTGGTAGATCCCGTAGGGCTTGTCGGTAGTCGATCTGTGCTTGGGTCATTGTTCTGTCGGATACTGCCATCCAATCGGATTGATCTAGGAGTTGGTTGCGTTGTTGTCTGAGTTGACG